TAGACCTGATGTTGTATCATGCAGTGGATCAAATGTATATTCGTACTGCGGACTTGCTATACGGGACTCCTCTGAAGTAAGTGTAATCTTAACATCATTAAAATCGTAATCATCACCCATTACTTGCTCCCTATGTGCTTGTATAATGCAGTACCTGAAAAGAATTCTACTTTTAGTTTGTTTACTTGTTGTTGCATATCTAACAAGTAACTATCATAGTTTTCCATATATTCTGTAATAAGATTCATTATTTTAGTTTTATTTTTTCTATATGAATCTAACGACTCTGTCCATTCACTTGGATATTTAAACTTAGGCAATGCCATTTCACTGTAACTTAATCTATCTGGCATCATTGGAATAGTATCTACAAGAGCACCTTCATACCAACTAATACCAAGTGTTTCTTGTAAGTTAGCACTAAACACAATCTTTGCTTCACCTAATAAGTTGTGATACTCATTCTTTGTAAGTTGCTTGTCTTGACAAACAACAAATTCATATTGTGACATACTGTCTTTTAAATCATAGAAAATATCTGGTTGCTTCTCTGGAGCAATTCTATGCGGAAATAAAATTAAGTTTTTCTTAGGCATACCTTTATACTGTGCAAAACTATTTGCCAAGTACTCCATAGGCCAACCAACTATACATGTTTTTGCTATTAAGTTTGGAAAACTTTCTGCAAACAATTTTTTATGGAATTCTGTTGCAAAGAAGTTGTCATCGTAACATTCATACATACTACGTTCTGCACTTCTACACCAATCAGCATCGCCAATTAATCTTCCTAAAAAGTCTTGTGGATCATAACTACCGGCGTGCCACATACCACCTACTTTAATTTTAACACCAAGTAACTCTGCCATATACTTTATTTGTATAACAGTAGGATTCCAAGCATCAGTGTATAAAAAGTAGTCGCCATCTTTAACTTCGCCATTTGCAAACAATCTACTAATCTCTAACATTTGTTGTGACTTGTAATTGTTAGTTCCTGCAAAGTTTAGAAAGGCCCCAGGCGTTGTAGCCTGAGGTACCTCTCCACCACTAATGACAACTACATTAGAGTTAGTTGCACGTTGCATTTGCTTTGGAAGATGTTCTTTCCATTGCTTTGTGTAACGTGTATCAACTGCTTCTATATCAACTATGTATATTGTCATTAGTGTCTCCTGTTTATTTTACGTTGTACTTCTTTTGAAGTTGGTTTAATAAAATACCATAAGCCGGAAGGAATACAATCAAGCCTACTGCAATCTTAATGATTACCTGTGAGCCTGCAATTTCCATCCAGTTTGCCGCCATATATTCGTCAGCACTATTATTAAATGCTACGGCAAAGAAAGTGTAAGTATCAATGATATTTGCCGCGATTGTTGAAACCGCAGGTGCTAACCACCATACTGACATCTTTTCTCGAATGTATTGGAATACATATACGTCAAGCATTGTTCCAACTGCATAAGCAGTTGCTGAAGCAAACCCAATACGCATTGCTACTGATTGCGGTGCTCCTTCTGCAAGTACCACTGCGATTGATCCAATAATTGCTAATGGATACGCCGCCGCGATTGTTGATCTTGCTATATTCTTTCCTAATAGTCTAACAGTCAAATCTGTTGCTATTACAACTAATGGGAAAGTAAATGCCGCCCACGTTAACTTAACTCCTGCAATTTCTACAGGAATTGCCACCAACGCATTAGAAACTGTAATTACTACAACATGTAATAACACAAGTTTCATCAGCATACTTTTATCTACGTCTTTGAACATTTAAGTCCTCCTATACATCTTTTTGTTTTTCGGCTTGTACTTAGGCTTCTTGCCTTGAGTGAACATGACGTATGTTCTCCAAGCCTCGCTTTTGTTATTGTAAAGATCACGTTCGTCAAAGCGATAAGAACGTCCGTAACCTGTTACCCAAGAAGTCTTAGAACAAAATTCTTTGAACTTCTCGAGATCCTCGAAGACCTTATCATAGGTTTCGCGATTAAATTTGAGTGACATCTCATTTTTCCTCTATCTATCATACTCAATGTGGGCGCCGTTTTCTCCATCTTCACTTACATCAATATGGACTTCACGACCTGGGTGTTTAGCAATAATTTGTGCATACAAATCATCTGCCATCATTTCACAACTTTTATAGTCTAACTCTATTGTTTTCTCCTCATACAGTTTTTCTAACCATCTTTTAAATTGAATAAATTCAATGTCTCTATCATTATGTGTAACAGTGATTGCTACCTTAAAATGAAAAATGTGTCTGTGTGGATATCCTAAAAAACTTACATCATACTCATCGCCTGTTGCAAGTGCTGGGTCATCAAGTGCCGCCGGATACTTGTGGATACCTTCTTTTCTAAAAGTAACCCAAATCATTCTTTTTGCAGTATTCATAATTCTTGCCTTGTTATCTTTTTCCATTTGTTCTTTAATTAATTGATCTGTCATACTCATATTATAAAGCCTTTCGTATCATTTGTCAATGGTTTTCCTTGATTTATTTTGGTTATTAAGTCATCGAATACGTTCAAAATATAATCCGTTTCAACTTTCTTAATTTCGTAAAAACTACAAATCTTAATTGTAGTAGTTGAGTATTGCCATAAGCCTGCGTTGTTAAGGAATCCTCGAATGTCGTTTAGTGTCTTTTGGTCACCTGTTTTATCTATCTTACAGTTTAAGAAACTGTTCTTTTGTGTTACATCAAAAGTTTCTACTTTGCGTAAAATATCAGCAACATCTACCAAAAACTTTGTAACTTGATTTGTTACACTAAACATAACTTTATTCTTATCACAGTATTCAAGTGTGGCCAATACCGCAGTTGCTCCTACAGGATCTTGGCTTCTTGAATTGCCAACTGCTATAGGTAATGCCCAACCATCTGGACCTGGTTTAGATATGCCATCAAACATTTCTTTAGTGATACAAGTGATTGCAAAAGAACTAAATCCTCCTGCAAGTGCTTTACCAAAACAAGCAATATCAGGTTGTAGGTCACGTTCCATACTGTGTGCAAAACTACCAAACCTATACATGCCTGTAAATACTTCGTCTGCAATAATTTTATAATCGTGTACAAAACGTCCTTGTTTAATTTTCTTAATAAGACTATCTGACATTTCATCAACACCATGAAACCAACTTACAGTATCACACATCACGGCACAAATGTTGCCTTGGTGTTTATCTAATACAGTTGCAAAGTCTTCGTCATAAAAGTCTACAAACTCAACATCAGGTAAATGATTACTCCAACCTCTGTAATCACTCATTGCCCAACCAGTAATACTTCCGCTATGGAAACTACCTTTACGTACAAGTACTATGTTTTTCTTTTTGTTATTGTAAAATTGGAAACAAAATTTTAATGCATTGTCTGTTGCATCACTTCCACTATGTGCTGGAACAAATGCAAAGTAACCTGGAAGTTTCTTTTGTAAGGCAGTTTCTAACTTGTTCCATATTTCAGGTTTAGCATTCCAGTCGTTGCTTGGAAATGTTCTATGTGCATGAGCAACATGATATTGTACATATTCGTTGTTAAATCCTAATACGTTACAACCTTTGCCAGCCATTAAGTCATAGTAATGTGTACCTTCAGAATTAATAAACCTTCCGTTATAACTCGTAACAGTAGGCATTGTTTCAATAGGATCACAAAAACTATGCAGTAGTTTCATTTAGTCCTCCGAAGGGCTATCGTCTCCGTATTTAGACCAGTCAGTAAACTTATCTCTCTGTAGCAATGGGTGAACGTTGTGTACCCATACGCCAGGATTAGAATGATCAAAGTCTGCATCATCGATCTTAATACAAGCATTGTAGTTAAGTTGGTTCACGTATGGAAGTTTAACACTAATCATACTAATAAAATTATGTCTTTCGTTGTATCCTGTTTCAAGTACCCATTCATGATACTTCGCATCATAGTCAAGTGTTACAAGATATTTCTTGTCAAGCAAACCAAACACAAGGTCGTCCCAACTTTCTTTTGGAACAAAACTGTGATTAGCACCTAAGTAAATATGATCTACTACGTGCTTCTTTGCTTGTTCTAATACATCTTCTAATGGTTGACATCCTGTAACAAACAATGTATGCTCACCTTCTGCAGGAGTTTTTTCTACTTCATATCCTGTAAAGTAGATTACATCGTCTTTAGTACCTGTTGAATATTCTCTTTCCATATTAAGCCTCTGAAAATAAGTTGCCAAATTGTGTTTGTGCGTTTACTGTTTTCTTACCTATTGCTCCACGTGTTCCAATAATTGACATCCAGAACTTACTATAATGTTCAATTATTGCGTTCGCTTCATCTCTTTTATCAGTTGCAAAGATTGCCTCTACAACATCTTTAAAGTATAGTCTATCAAACTGTTCTTCTACAAGCATGTTAGGAACAACACCAGCGTCATATTGTCTGTTTGCTTCTTGTACTGCATTAATATGACTCCACACATTATGACCCATTTGTATTGCATAACTAAATGAATCCCAACTTGTCTTGCCTTCTTTGCCTATCTTATTTAGGTCGCCGGGTGCATACTTACAAATATCTTGTGCAGTTAGTCCTGATGTAATAGGCGAGTCTTTAAAACTTGTGTGCTTACCTTCACGTACAAATGCTTGACTAAATGGAGTAGTGTCAGTTGCCATCGACTTGTCATCAATGCTTGGCACCATTCTATAAACCCATTTCTTACGATCTAATGTTTCAAGTTCACAATAAATTTGTCCGTTAGCAGTTGCTAAGAAAGGACTTGCACAATCAAACGTAATCATAAAGTTTGAATTATGATACTTACGTACTGCTCTTTGTATGTCTGTGAGCAACGTAGCCCACTCTAATTTCGACGTTCCTAAGAAGTGCATTACATCGTGTACACCTTTTTCTAATAGTCCGTCAAATCTAAGTGCTACAAGTCTTTTAAGAACAAGATGTACATCACACATGTTCTGTCCACCCATCGACCAACCATTAAAGTGTGTGTCAGGATACTTAACAGGATCACAGTAATCTTTCATTTGCTGATACCAATCTTCTGCATCAGCATGATTCTCACCTTGTAATACATTTAAAAACTTACAAGCACCGCTTCTGTGTTTCATGAAGTAGTCGTTGTTAATACGTGTAGCATTAACGGCGTCTTGATAGTTGTCAATTCCAGTTGCTTTAGCACCTTCGGGAGACCGTGCTACCCAAGCCGGAATATCAAGTATCATTCCATAATCCATATAAGCGTCCATCCACGCAAGAACTTGCTCACGTTTCTTTTGTGCTTTCGGACAATTAGGATTCTTCCAATCGCCTTCCCAAACACCTTTACCAATTTGGAAACCACCACTATCGCCAAGCATCCAAGAAGTGTTACGATCTCTATCTCGTATCATATCTTCTTTAGGTGCATCTTTGTTAATGTCAAGTTCGGCGTGTCCTGCGGAATACAAACTCCATTGATAGTTAAACAACGACTTACTTGGATTAAGCCAATTCATGCTCTCAACACCATTAGTAAAGTGTTTAGGTATACGATTATACTCTACGTATTCCTCACGTCTTTGCTTACCTACAAAGGTTGCAAAGAAACCGCTCAATGCTGGTAGGAATGTAGCATAGTCCTTTTGTTCTGTTGTTAAGTCTGTGTTCACTTATACGTCCGTCCTTATAATGTGTTTCCTAAGGGCTCTAACAAGTTCTTCAATTTTGTCTACTACAGATATCATATCTTTGTCTGTAATATACTTTTGCTTTTCTCTCAACCTGTCATACTCCTTAAGAGGTATAGTTACTGTACTTTGTTCGTTTTCAAATGTTTTGTCATCGTCATTAATATCAACACTTGTCATAAAGTCCTTATTTTGTTTGAGCTGGAAGAATATAATTATATTCTGCTAATCCAGAATCAACAGTTAATTGCATTGCACCTTGATCTGAAATACTCATTGTTATTTTGCCGTCTAAATTCAGTACTGCTTGTACCTGTGCCACTGGCCATGCCCATGCATGTTTTAGTGTACCTGTAACATCAGTTTGGAATACAAACGAACCTGCGTGTTGTGAAGCATCACCAAAACTAAACACAAGACTGTTGCCTTCTGTTCTTACTGTAAATACAGTTTCTTCTGCGTGTGCCATACTCTGAAACTTCATTCTTTGAATTGAAGCCATACTTGGTTCTACAACAACGTCCCATGATGCACCTTTAAACTTTACAGTTTTAAGTTTCTCATCAATAATTTGTTTGTTCATAAAGCGATAATCATTTTCAAAGTCACCTGCTTCATTTTCAAAGTGAATGTGTGTTGGAACAGTTTCACCGTTACGTTCTGCTTGTTCAACACTAACCTTTGCATTAGTTTGATACTCAGGACACTTAAGGTGTAATGCTAACTTGTCTAAGTTAGGCATACCAAATGTACCAGTAAATTCTGACACAGGGTTCTTAGTCTGTGAACTTAAAATCACAGAACGATCTTCAGCCATCGATTCGATAGTTGTATCTGCTTCGCTCGTTACTTTTACAATGTTGAGAAATCCCAACGAGTGTGTATGTGCAACGATATCTTGTAAAATGTCTTTCATGTTTTAGTCTCCTATTGTTACATTATATTTAGAAAATGCACTTTTGTCAAGTTCTTTTTCTTGGCATAGATAATCTATGACATCAATTCTTGGCACTATGCCAATAGCAGTTAATTGATTAGTATCTGCTTTATTGTCTTTTCTTTCGTGATCACCGCCTTCTTGCATGGGTATAGTATCTATGCCATATGCGTCAAGCAGTTGTTGTAAGTGGTACGACTTACCAGTTCCTACATCAATTACACCGTTTATGTTTTTTTGAACAAACGTTGTAATTGCTCTACACACATCTGAAATGTGTATAAAATCTCTTGTATGATTATTAATGTACGTAACTTCTTTTCTTAAAAGTTTTGGAATAAACATTTGTGGTCTTGTTTGTGTTCCATATACAGTTGTAAATCTCATACCTAAACTTTTTTCTGGAGCAAGTACTTCCAAAGTATATTTTGTAAGTGCATAAGGATTCCTATGTGGTTCCTTTGCAGTACTTGAACTCGCATAATACACAGGAGTATCTGTATAATGATCAAATAATCTTTTAGTTGCCATTACATTATTTTTCCAATACTCCATAGGATTACCAAAACTTTCTCTTACACCACTCTTACCAGCCAAATGTACTACTGCATCTACTTCAGGTAAGTCACAGGTATTTAGGTCAGTACCTAACTTTAAGTCTATAAAGTGTAACTTGTACATACCAGCCCAATACTTTTTAAGTTCTGAGCCAATCATTCCTTCGCTACCTGTTAATAGTATCTGCATTCTATACCCATTTCTTCTGCAATATATCTTTTTAATTCATGATCGCCTACGTTCTCAGGTATTTCATTTTTATAAAATAACCTATAACTGTCACTACCGTACTTGCCAATACCATGTAGTTGTGTAGCATCTTCTCCATCCCAGTCTTTAAACTGTTCACTCATTCGATATAATCTTTCTGCTCGAACATGTTTCATACCTAATGGAGCAATTACTTCTTCAATCTCTCTGCGTGTTGCATGTACAAGACTATCGTGTGTACTCCATTTAGCAAAGAACTTAGGTAGTACTGCTTTAACTTGTTTACGATTAGTTAGGTTCAAACAAATAACACCAACCATATGTTGCCATACGTTTGCGACTTGTTGTTGTACCATTAGTTCGTCTTTCATTTATTCCTCGTAAAAGTAAACAGAATAACCTTTGCCAGTTGTATCACCACCTTGGTTATCAACTTCGTGTTCTCCGTATGTTATACTTGATAATATTTCTTCATCGTTTGGCATTGTTTGTGAATAAAACTTAAGGTTGTTAATATCAAAAGGTTCACCTTGTAGATGTAATGTTCCTTCAAAGAAAGTACCTTTCTCAGAACTAATCATCTGTGCATAATGTCCTTTAGGAATATTGTAACCACTATCATCAATGTCATGTTCACATGTTACATCTGTAAAGAAATCATTAAATTCACCATCATATAATTCGTCTAATACAGTTGCAGTGTATCCAGGACCATCTACTTCTTCAATAGTCATCTTTGCATTGTCAATACTACAACCATACCAATGACATTGTTCATTGGGTGGCTCATGCCATTCACTGTGTGTTTCATATTCGCTATCCCAAAGAAAGTCTGCTTCTTGTGGTATGTCGTGTGCTTCTCTAAATTCTTCAGCACCACTCATATAGTTTTCAGCATAGATGTCATTCTCGCCGTGATTAGCATTCCACCAATCATGACATTTTTTTGTAATAGGGCACCAAGACATTTCTGCACCATACCCATAAACTTGGAAACGAAAGTACCTATCGGGTCTTTTAATAGTTTCAATAAGTTGTTGTTTTTCTTCTGTTGTAGCCATCTATCTTGCTTTCGTAATGTTAAAATGCTTATACGTTTGTTGTACACACTTTGCTTGATAATAACAGTCAGCAAGTGCATTGTGCAATTCTTCTTGTATTGCTTTACGTGGATCGCTTGGCATAAGTGCAAACAATGTTCTACTATCTCTAATTTGCCAGTAGTTCCACGGAGTAGGTTTACCAATGTTCTTATACAAGTTTTGTAGTATTGCATAATCAAATAACGGACCTTGACACCATAAGTAGTCAAGACCTACGCACCATTTGTTTAATTGTTTCGTCATACTATCCATGCTTGTTCTTTCATGGTCACCAAATGCTTCATCACGTATTTCTTTCTTTTGTTTACCCCACCATTCAAGTGTGTTGTCATCAATAGAACGTTTATACTTTTCACTTTGTTCTTCTATATCAAGACGTAGGTATAAAGGTGCATGTGGCTCTGCATTAGTTGTAGGATCAAACTTCATTGCTCCTAAAGTTATTACAACACTATCTGGTTCTACACCAAGTGTTTCTAAATCTATCATTCCATGTGTTGCCATTATTCACTACCTCCAAAGTCAAACAAGTTGTTGAATGTATTTTTTTGTTTAGTACTTTGCAAGTCATAGTTTAGTGGACCAATCAAGTTACCAAGTTTATTATCAATAATTGTTTCTTCCATTGCGTCACCATCAAATGGCAAGTCTTTAAACCATTCTGGTAAATGCAATTCATCTACAGGATATGCAACACTTGTATAACCCATTGGGTTTTGTTTTAGTTTACAAACAATAACTTTCATACCATCTACAATCTCTTGCGAGTACTTGTCACTGTTCATACGTTTAAGTGTGTTCCAATTAATACTTGCTCTTACGTGTCCAGGCATGTTTGCTTTGCCTTGTTTCTGTTCAAGTTTCTGATAATGTCCAATCTTGTTTGCACGTTTCGGACTACCTTTTTCATGTCCAGGACGACTCTTAAAGTCTGTACGGAATTCTGTAATACTATCAAGTATCTCATCTTCTGTGCCTTTTTGCAATACTTTAAGTAGTACTTCACTTAAGAAGTCTTGCATAAACACAGGAGTATCAGAACGTTTAAGATCTAAACCCATTGCTTTTACTTTACCAGGCTTGCCATCTATATCACGTCTTGTACCTTCATCATCATACACAAGAATTGCATAACGTTTCTTAGTAATAAACAATCCGCTTTCACCAACAATCTCTCTACCTGCCGCAATAACGTCCGACCTGCTTTTTGGACAATGGAATGTATCTAACATAAACTTACCAAATGACTTGTTTGCTTCATCACAAACTTGTTCATACAGTTGTACAACACTTTCTTTAGTCCAAGGAATACTACCTTTTTCTATTTCATCTTTTAGTATTGGATATGCACTAAAGTACACAGAGTCTGTATCTCCGTATATTACACTCTTACCTACGTGATTATATTCACCTGTAATAACTTTGTTTACTTCTGCACTCATGTGCTTAACAATTTGTCTACCTGTTAGTGTAGTTGATTGTCCAATACGACCATCAAAGAATCTACAACCAGGATTAAGAATAGCACCATACAAACTGTTCAAGTTAATCTTCTTAACAAGTTGTCGCTTATCCCAAAACTCAATCTCTGCTTTGTTCTCTGCGGCCAATGCCTTCTTCTTCATAGCCTGCATTTCTTTACGTTCAGCATACCAACGTTTAAGTAGTCCAGGTATAACACCTTCAAACTCTGTTGTAAAGATTGTACCGTTAGCACTGATCATCCAAGGCTTATTACTATTAAAGATAACTTCGTTAATCTGTGCACCACTCATTACGTCTGACTCACCATTCTCCCAGTCAACTGTAATGCTGATATCTCTACGTTTCTCCATAACGGCTTCAAACTCAATAGTACCGAATCTACCTTCCCATGCACCTGCGAAACTCTTTTTCTTTAGACCCATTTGCTCACCAACGTATTTGTTAGTATGTTCAGGACGGAGTTGTCCTATAACAGTTGCTGGATCCATATTCAAACTTCTAATAACAGATGGATATAGTGAATTCAAGTCCATTGAACCAATCCACTCATGTACTCCTACTTTTGGAAATGCAACATAGGCACCCGCGGCTGGCTCTGAACCAGGCTCACGTCTTATTCTATTTGGAACTTGTTGTCCACGTCTATGTGCTTCGTTGATAATTGCTTGTTCTGTAACTGCGACAGCACCCATAGTGGTCTGTAGCAAAACAGTATTTGCATGAGCAAGTTCATTACTAAGATCAATGAACCTTAGTTTTTTGTCCAACTTGTCCAGTAGTGCAACGTCTTGTCTGTTGTACTCAATGAACGTTCTGAAGTCATTGTTATAAAGTGCATCAAGTGTACCTTCGTACACAGTCTTTCTTTCGCCAACTTCCATTTCGCCAATGGCATCAAGTCTGTAAGTGTGTCTTTCTTCATACGTGTATTTACGATATAATTCCAAACTATCTAAATGCACTCTGCCTATTAGGTCATAGGTTTCTTGTTGTCTACCAAACTTTTCATATTCACGTTTCTTAGGAAACTGATCAAACAAACAAAAACGTCTTGTGTCGTCTTTGCTTAATACTTTTGCTACACGGTTAACAGTGTATGGAATATCATAACCTTCACTGTTCCAACCTGTAATAATATCACTATCTTGAATTAGATCAAGGAATGTTTTCAACATATCTCTTTCATCTGCAAACAAGTGTGTGTTGGGGAATTCTTTACATTGTTCTACTGCTTGTTCCATTGTAAGCGTCTTAGGCGGAACTGCAAGTGTTACAAGTGTGTCCATCCATTGTAAGTGTACAGAGATAGCAGTAATAGGCATAAACGGATCACTTGGATCAGCAAATCCTCGTTCTGGATCATAGTCTGTCTCAATATCAAAAAATGCTACATTTAGTTTAGGAGCATCTTGATTAAGATAGTTTTCACTTAAACATTGGAAGATAGGATTAATATCGCTTTCAAACAATTTTTTGTTCTTATTAATTGCTTGTTCTTTGCGAAAGTCTTTTGTATTCTTACATACAATTCTACTTAGGGGATCACCGTAAATACTTCTGTACTTGCCTCGTACATCGTCATAATAAAAAGTATATTTTACAGGGTATTCAGTAAACTGGCGTTTACCGTCTTTACGTTCTACAACACGAATAATATCTGCGTTGCGATCGAAGTGTGCGTCTACATAACTCATTCATTCTCCTTTATCCTTTGCGGCGGATATATACCAAATTGTTTCGTTTATTGGCCGAAAAAACCATCTTGTATAAGACCAGCAATATATATTATTGTAAGTCCTGCGTTTAAAATAATCAACGACTTTTCTTTCCAAAGGATGCCAACGGCTACCCAAATACTATTTGCTAATGTAAATGCGTAACTGTAGTAAGGATACATATTAAAAGCGGCCATTGTAGCGGCAACTAATAGTATTGTTGTTCCTGTCCATGCTAACCACTGATATGGTTTAGCCTGGTTCCCCTGATCTTTTAAAGTACTCATCTGCGTTTTTTGCCTTGTCATCTATCCAAATATCGTAGTGTGGTTTGTGAAATCTTACACTTGTATATTTTACTTCCCACTCTTCTAATTGCCTAACTGTAAACTGTGACCAATCCTTGTGCGAGTTTGCACCTCGGGCAGTCCAGTAATGTATTTCATTGCCTTCGTCATATAGTCTATTAAAATGCTCAATACGATCTTTATTTGGAATACTATTTTCATAATTACTGTTAACAGTATAACATATAGTTCCGTCGATGTCAACCATATATTTCAATATTTTGACTCCTTTGGTTCTTCAAAAAAGTGTTTATCACCCATTGCTTCACGTATCTTTCTAAATATCATATTGTGCGGATATGTTTTATAATAGTCCGTTTGATATAATTTTTCACTTGCCTTTTTAGTTTCTGTAATTCTTTGTATAATGAATAGCCTAATTGTTGGGTCGTTTAATTCGTTTTTATAATGTTCGTAATTATATTCAATAAAAAGTAGATCTCTATCTACAAAGTATTGAGTCTTGCATAATCCAATTAAATCCTGACCTTCCATTCTATCTTGTACATTGTGTAATACAATTAACAATCCGTGTGTATTATCTTCGTACGGAAAATTAAACATATTTTTCATAATGTCCATATATTGGTCAGTGTGTATAACTGGAACTTTTGAACTGTATGCCCAAGGGCATCTTGGCACTGAGCCATCTGCTGGTTGAGATAATTCTTTAAGATGTACCTCTAACCAATCGTCAATTCGTTTTTTATTTTCTTCTGTAATCATTTACCACCACATAGCGGCAACACCGTAACCAAATACGTTTATTACTGCAAAGTAACCTGTTAATAACATTACCCAAGCCGCGCCTCTACGAACTGCCGCGTAGCATTGAGTTACCGATCCTACAAAGAAGAACGGATATATAATCAGCATGTTTGGATCTTTAGCATTGAAAGCCAAAGTTAAACTTGCCGCCACCGTAAATACAAAACTGATAAGTTCAAATGCAAATGCAATCTTATCACTTTTATAACTATTAATCCAAAAGTCTTTTACCTTTTGCATTATTTGTCTTTGCCAACTGTAACAACAAGTGTTTCAAGATCATCAAACTCGTCAGCAACTTTATGCCAATCTTGTTTGTGTGCAATCTTAATTGCCTTGTTGATCAATGCAGGCTTAATATCTAATTCTTGAGCAACTGCTTTTACAGTTTCTCTTAGACCTTCTTGTAAGTCTTCGACTTCTCTAAGAACAGTAGCACCTTCATTTACCAATCTTTCAAGTTTGGCTTTTTCGTCACCACCATAAGTTCTGTCTGACATAAATCATCTCCTAAGTTTTAATTATTGTGTATATTATATATTCTTTAGATACGGTTGTCAACAGTTAATGTGACTATGTGTCCAAAGTTTCGTCTTTTGATTTGTATGCCCAATCATCAGTGTGTCCTACACTCCACTTGGGTGTGTTTTCAACTGTGTAATTTTGAGTACATACTTTAAAGTCTGGTACTTGTCTGGTTGGGTTTACAAGGCTTTGGTCTGTGAATACAGTTCTGTTATTTGGTTGTGCCGCAAACTGTCCGTTTTCTAACTTAATAATATTGAATGTTTTATGTTCCGGATCGTGTTCACTAAAATTAATATCAAGTGTTGAGTGTTGTGCATGACACGTATCAAGTGTAAACATATACTCGCCTTTGTGCATCTTTCTATCTTTACCAAAGAACTCACAATCACATAGTAA